ACCCACCTACCCACAAGCCACTAAGCGTAAGACTAGGGCTACCACCAAAACGGCCCGTGCCACTCTCTAGACCTTGCCTGTAGTTTGTTATCTGACCCAAAGAAGTACAATCAATATAGTTTATTCTAGTAAACTCAAAGGCATTAAAGCCTGTCGCATCTATAAGCTCGTAAACCTGACTACCTGAGCCTGTAACTGAAACGTAATAATCTAACCCTAGAAGGTTTCCTGAGCCTATTTCTACGCTCTCTGAGATAAACATAGTGTAGTTATCCTCTGAAGATATTAAACCGCTTATATCGAAGCTAAGGCCTTTTATAGTCATACCTGTAGTAGGTACTGTTATCTGAGTAGTTCCTAGGTCTATAATTCCATCAATAAAGTACTCTTTTGTGCTGTCTATTAAACCTCCTAGAGTCGTGTCTTTGTTTAGTTGGTTGCAAATGATTCTATTATCTAAAACGTCATCTATTGGTGTAGAAGTTTCAGGAAAAATTTTCCACTCAGCACCATTCCAAATCCTAGATACACCATTATCTGTATCAAAAACTATACGTCCTAACTCTTTGCTAAGGCTGTTTATTTCAGCTAAAGTAAGGGAGTCGGGCCTAACCTCAAAAGAACTATTTTTAGTTGTAGACGGGGTTTGCTCATTGTCTATTGTAGAGCTTGTTTGGTTTAAAAACGGGTCACTACCATCGTTAACACCTGTAATTGTTCTAATTGGCATAAATTGTTGTTTTATATATTAATAGTTTTCTTTTACAAACTCTCGTATCATATCCAAAGTCTTGTCTAAAACTTGGTCACTAAAGTCCATATCTGAGCTTTCTCTTCTTAGTACATTTGCGAATTTACCCTCAATACTAAAACCGAAAACTTTGTTGTCTTTTACGTAGTTGTCCCACACGTCTTTGTCGTCAACTTTCATTGACACCATCCACGTACCTGCAGGAACTTCTAAGCCGTACTTTTTAGACTTATCAAACTCAGGGTCTTCTACTATCCACGATTCAAACACAGTCATATTATCTAAGACTTCAGCGTGTTCTAAAGTAGCATTGTTTTGATTGTTATTTCTAAAGAAGGCCTCAGCTGTCTTGGCTATAGTCTCCTTTGAAAAATATACGTAGTACTCTTCGTCTCCGTCTTTCCTGTATATAGGCTTGTCAGGAATTAACGCAGCACCCATAAGTATCTGCTTGTCCTTGTTAACCTCAGCCAATAAGACAGGCTTTTGGTCTCCCAAAGCAATGAAGTCTGACTGTATGGCAGGATTTTCCACTATTGAAAGAGCGTGTACCCCTGAAAGTAACAGGTCATTTTCGTCAATTAATAATTCGTAAAGCTTCATAATTTATCTTTATTTAAAAACAATATTTTATCCAATACTTGCAATAGTTTCTGTGTTGCGTGATAACTCTTGTGAGCTAGTAACGTCTTTATCTACTACAAAGGCTCTAATAGGTCTGTTATTAGCCCCTTGTATAGTGTCTGCTATCATATTATCTCCTGCGCTAGTCTGTCCTATTACGTTAAAAGCAGGTGCTTGTGGAGCTGTAGCACCGCCACCCATACTACCACCACCAAAACGGCCTGTAATCTTTTTCATTTCCTTTTTGCTCTTAAGCATATTCTTAATCATAAGACCTGATTGTATAGCCATTATAGCCATAGGTATAGCGTTAAAAGGTGGCCCTAGTTTAGCAGCGTTAGCCATACCCTCAGATAATGCACCTGTTTGGTTTACAGCGTCCATAGATAGCTTACCTTCAGCTTTTTGAGCATTCATTTTCATTTCTACCATATAAGTACGCATCTGCATAGCCATTTCTGCTAAAGCCATCATTTGCTTAATCTTAAATAGTGCCTGACCTATCTTAGACTCCTGACCACTTGCTTCGATAGCTAAGTCTAAACCTTGCGATATAAGCTGTCTTTTAGTCTCTAGGTCTGCTAAGTCCTGCTCCTGCTTTAAAGCCCTGTCATTGTCCTTTAAAACGGCCTCCTCGTTAGCGTAGTAAGCTTTAATAGCTTTTACAGCTTCTGCCTTCTCTGTCTCATTTAATTTAAGAGTTTCTAGCTCTAATAGGTGTGCGTCTCTTTGCTGTGCCAACTTATCTGAAGGGTCTTCAGCTTCAATATTAAATTGCTTAGTAAAGTCATCAAATACTTTCCTTCTTTTCTCTTCGTTTAGCTTAATCTGTGCATCTCTTTGCGCATCATAAATAGCATCAATAGTTTTAACCGCCTCAGCTCTCTCTGTAGCGTTCATTTTAATATCCTTAAGGTCTTTTAAGTGACGCTCTCTTTTGCGTTGTATCTTCTCTAAAGCTGTAGCGTCTTCTGTATCCTGCTCTAGTTTTTTAAGTTTAGCTAAGAACTCTTTTTTTGCATCTAGTTCTTTTTGCTCCTCTTCTGTTAGCATCTTCTTTTTCTTTGGGGCTAAAACCTCGTTAACCGCCTCTAAAGCATCTGTTTTTCTTTTTAATTCTCTCTTTTCTTTACTCTTGTAGTACTCTTCTTCTAGCTTGTCTTGTGCTTTGTCAAATTCGTCTGCCTTCTCTTTAAATCTCTTAATATCTGCTAACCCCTTCTCTAGTCTTTCATTCATTGCCACCCTGTCGGCTGCTAGTTGCTCTTTATCAATACCATCTCCAAAGAAAGGTACATCTGCCAAAGCCTCTTTTGCTTGTAAAGCGAAGTCTGCTAAATTGGTAGCCATTTGCTTAAACCAAGACCAAGCCTGCCCTATTCTTTGCTTAGAGCCGTCAATGCCTAGCATCATATGCTCCCAAGACACAACTGTAAGCTCTACTTGTTCCTTAAAAAAGCCTATAGCGCTTGTAGTAAATTGTACTATAGCCCTAGAGACTTTGTTTATACCACTTGTACCGTCTTCTATAGATAAAATAAAACCTTCCCAAGCACTCTTTAGTATAGTAACGTCTCCTGTTAAGTTGTTTAATCTTTCGTCTGCTAAGGTCTTTGCAGCTCCACTAGCGTCCTCTAACTTCTCTGTCATTATGTCTATCGCCTCCCCCGAAGTAGCTAATGTACTGAAAGTCTTACCCGCTACAATACCTACTAATTCTATAGATGTTTTTAAGGGGTCTGCGGAGTTTTTAACCTTCTCAAAACCTTGCTCTAGTGTCAGTCCTTTTTGGTGTAACATTATAAAAGACTTAGATAGTCCGTTACCACCTTGTGAGCCGTCTAGCATACTATTAGACAAGACACCTAATAAAGCTGTAGTTCTCTCTAGAGATACACCTAATAGTTTAGCTGTAGGAGCTACTAACTTAAGTGAGTTATCCATTTTAGCAAAGTCTAGACCTGAACTACTAGAAGCCTTAGCCAATACATCCACAACTCTAGCCGTTTCGTGTGTTTTTAAACCAAACCCTCTAATTACACCCCCCGTAAACTCTGCTGCTGAAGCTAAGTCAACATCTAAGGCTGCCGCAAGGTTTAGTATATCTCCTGTAGCGTTGCTAATATCGTCTGTTTTAAAACCTAATTTAGCTAGTTCTGTCTGTAAGCCTACAACCTCTGAAGCTGTAAAAGCCGTTGTACTACCTAGCTCTTTTGCCTCTGAGCTTAGTCTAGCTATATCTTCTGCTGAAGCTCCTGTTATAGCTTTAAGGCCTGACAAAGCCTTCTCGTATTGAGCCGACTTACTTATTACCCCACCTATTCCTGCTACAACCGCACCTAAGGCCACTACAAATACACCCACACCACTAGATATAAGGGCCATAGTCATAGCCTTAATACCTCCTGTGGCTAAGTTAGCTGAAGCACCTACACCTTTAAGTGAGCCTGATAGTCCTTTAGCGGCTACAGTACCCTTGTTTAAATCCTTTGAAGCATTACTAGTTACACTAATATGCACACGGCGTGTTTCTTTAGCCATTATATTTTATTTTTAAATTTATATCCTAGATACCTCTTAAACTCTGACCAATTTTCAGGGTACTTATATAACCCCCTAGCTATGTCTATACTCCTAGAACTATGCTTAGTATTGTTTAGTAAATGCATTAAAACTTCAATCATTTTATCCTTTATTTAAAAACAATCGCTTATACGTTTGGTAGTCTTATTTTTTTTACATATATTCGCACAAAAGAACAATTATGTATAATAAAGAAGTTAAAAAAGCCTATTACCTAAAGAACAAAGAGAAGATACAAGCCAAAAAGAAGGCTTATAGATTAGCTAATATAGATATGTATAGGGCAAAAGATAAAGAGCGTTATCTAGCAGATATAGAAATAAATAGGTCTAAGGCTAGAGAGTACCACCATAAAAATAAGGAGTTATTAAGTATTAAAAAGAAGGCCTACAGAGAGTCTTTAAAAGATGAATTTTATACTATGTATTACATACCTCAACATCATTACATAGGTATAACTAATCAACCAATAATTAGACTAAGAAACCATAGCACAGTAGGCCGTATTACTACAGATTGGGAGGTAGTCTCCACGTTTAAAACCAAAAGAGAGGCTCTAGACGCAGAGAAATATATGCATAGCATCGGCTACTGTGGTTAGTATGTTAAAGTTATGTTAAAAACTTGTGTATGTCAATTTTTTTGTCTATATTGAAAACTTCTTTGAGTCATAAAGTAACTTACCTAAGCAAAAGTTTCTACTATGTCTCCACTACTCCCTATTAAGCTACCTACCATTGATACTGCTATTGTAGTACTAGGAGCTATTAAAGCATTGTCTATTAAACCTGTTGTAGCGTCTAGATAGGTAATATATACCGAATCTGTAGTACTTTCATTCTCTAAGTTTCTAGAGTCAGTATTAAATTGCTCTAGCTGAGAGTTACCTACTAAGGTTAAGTCTAATTTAGTTACTCCTGAAAGATAGTTAGTTTCTAAAGAGTTTATATTATAGAACTTATTACTTAGTCTTAAAGTATCTGATAGCTTAAGTAGTAAAAGCTGAGCTTGTGGAATGTGAGCCTTTAGTTTTACCTTGCGCTTGTCTTCGTCAAACATTAAAGCTGTAGTACCTCTATAAAAAGAGTTCCATAGGCCGTTGCCATTCATAGTAAATCCGTATCTATACTCAGATAGCTCATTACCAAAGTATAGACCTACATCTCCACTAATACCTACGGGACTAGCCTGACCTCTTTGGTGTACGTTAGACGGCATAGTGTAGGTAGTTCCTGAGTCATTGGCAAAGTTGTTTCTTACAAGGGCCACAGAAGATATACTCCCCGTAGTTGAATCAGGCTTGCATATATAAGTGAACATAGGCTTTATAGATTGCTCAGTACCCCCTACGTCACTAAATAAGGCATAACATACCCTAAAGTCACTACTAGTGTCTAAGTCATCTATAGGCTCTAAAGGTGCTCTTTGGTTTTTAATACTAAGCTCGTATGTGCTACCTGACAATTTAACCCCCTCTTTACCTCTTAAATCATATCTTAATGAGCCATAATTACGGCCATTTACAGCCTTATACCCTGCCTCTAAAGCTAATACAGGCTCTTCAAATTGCATTAATAAACTAGAGTATAGATTAGGCCTATTAACATCGTAACCGCTTACGTCTACATACCTTGTAAAGTCCTTTACTTCTCCCTCACTCATAAAGTGGTCATAGTGTTTAGTAGATATACTTAAGTTGTCATCTACCTCAGCAATTACATTGAACATCTTAAATAGAGAGCTTAAAAACTCCATAACGCTAATATCAGGTATGTTGTTCTGTGCACTATAAGTTCTAGCCGTACCTATAACAGCTAAGGCCGTCATTGTTCTAGTTGGCTTTACAACCCAAGTCTTGAAACTTGAAGTCCCTGCGTTTAAATACTCCCTGTCATATTGCTGTATTTCTACTTCGAGATTAACAGAAGTTGAAGAGTCACTCTCTACCTCTACTTGAAATATTTTATCAGTAGCATCTCCGTAAAGAATCACAACATCTGTGTAGTATCCTGAAACATCTACCTCTCTCACTACTTCCCCACCCATTTTAAGCTTTATAGTAGAGCTAATTGAGAATGTACCCTTTACCCTTACATAAAACCTTCTGTCTTGTCCTAGTGCACTAGTTTCATCTGTGGCATTATATACAAAGCCATTACTTACGGCCGTAAAATTATCATTAGCCGTACCTGAATAGGCAAAGCCTGTCGCTATAGCATTTAATAACTCCCCTGAGCGTTCTTTGTCTGTTTGGTGTAGCCATAAGTATAAGTCCCTTACGTAGTTAGCTCCTAGCACCCCTGTAAAGTTAAAATTGTATTTAGCCTCTATTTTATCTAGGATTGCTCCTACAGATAAAGCTCCTACAACGTCCTCTTCAGAAATGCCGTAGTCTGTATTAGTTCCTACAAATGAAGTAGAATAAGCTATATTTGTAGCGTTCTCTATACCTAGGCTAGGAGTACCACTATCTGCTAAGAAACGTCTTCTGCGACTTGCAATAGGAAACATTAAGTCTCTCTTTGTAGTGTTTTTCATTTCGCTAACGTGATTAAAATTGTCATCGTCTAAGCTAGTGAAATCTAACTCCCTGATTTTATCTTTACCAATTTGTCTAGATAGCTCAGATAGTTTCCCTATGAAAGTAATCTTATAGTGAACTGCTAGGCCATTTTCAACACGTGCACCCTCTACTCTAATATTACCTACCTTATAAGTACTATTATTCATTAAGATTTTAGCAGGTATTAACTCCCTAGAATCTACGCTGTTTTGTATGTCTATATTGTAGTAGTGCTTAAAAACCTTGTTATTTTGCTTACTAGCAGGTACTGTAAAACTCCTAGAGAAATCTGTAAACAGCTTCTTAGGGTCATTCATATCCTTAACTACTGACTTAATAGAGATACCCTCGTCTGCAAACATATCTAGTAACTCTAGTGTTTCCCCTACTACTATCTTAATTGGTACTTTCATTATCTTATAGTGTTTATATAGTCCCTAGCTACTTCTAAAGTGAATGTGTATTGTATTAGCTTGTCGTTTAAGTGATTCTTTTTAGCTATTTTCTTGTCTGTTATAGTGACAGGAATTAAACTATCTGAAACTTGCGGTATTGAGGCCCAAACGTATTCACTTAATATAAGCTCTTCTAACTGCTTTACATAGTATTCGTTTATATAATCAGTATTAATTGTAAAAGATTGCTTAGAAGCCTTTACAAGCTTTCTAGAAGCGTGTTCTACGTTAACCGTATCTAGTGAGCCGTAATTAACTACGTTTCTTTTAAATGACTCTGAAGTACTCATAACCTCTTCTGTATGCTTTAAAGTAAAGGCAAATGTATTCTTAGCTCCAAACTTATTAACATAACTCAATATGACAGGCCTGCTTAAGTCTGCATTGTAGTATGTCGGTATAGTACCAAAGGCCGTAACAAGTGGTGTATTGTATTTATTACAATCAAAAAGGTCGTGGTATAGTGTAGGTGTACTACCATTTAAGTCAAAGTCTACACTTGCTATAGTGTCATCTAATAAAAGAGTTTGTATTATAGTGTTAGAACTACCAATTAAAACAGGTGTATAAGCTACTGAGGCATCACTAGAGCCATCTGTTCTGTTTATGGTAAAGTTCCAATCTGTGTTGTTGGTTGCGTTAGTCATTATTTGCACCATTGAAAACTCTCCAACTACCCCCGTTATTCTATAGTTCCCATACATATCTTTAGGTAACATTACAAAGCTGTCTACAAATGCGTCTCCGTTCTTTTGTACCGCCTCTGTGTGTATAGTATAGCCTTCTGTAGCTAAGTATGTTTCAATAGTTACAGCACTTAATGTAAAGTCCAATACCTCAGTCTCTACCCAAACCGTATTAAGGGCGTAAATAGAGTCTCCCTGTACAATATAGTCTTTTATTAGCTCAGATATTTCAAATACAGCTTTGCCGTCTGTAGATTCCTTCTCTAATACATAGGTAGCATCTGTGGGCCTCTCCAATATTGGGCCACCTCTCCAAATCCTTAAATTAAGCCTGATAATAGGCTCTGAGGTTATCTTCTCTACATAAAAGGGACTTCTTACGTTTATCTGTCTATATGCCATTACTTTCTTATTTGTTTAGCCTTTTGAGCTGCTTTTAATTGTTTCTCTATTTTATTAGCAAAGTTAGTCGCTATATCGTCTGCTATTGCCTTGTGGTATGCACTCCACATACTCTTGTTTCGTTTCTGTAAAGGCTTAGTAAAGAAGTGAGAGGCCTTTATACCCTTCTCGTATATTGACCTAGCAATTAAGAAGGCTAACTTCTCAGATATACCCTTCTTTTTACACCAAGCTCTTATAGGCCCAACAGGTACACTCTTTTTACCATTCCTAAACTTATTCTTAGAGTTTCTATTCTCTATATAATTACTCTTTGAGCCTCTTACCCCTTCGTCTAAAAACTTACCATAGTTGGCCATTTCAAAGGTTAAACTCGGCATAGCTGAGCCTCCTGTAAATCTACCCTTAATGCTTCTATTCATTTTAGCCGTTACATAGCCCTTTATAGAGCCGTGTAGCTTACCTGAAGCCTTATGTGAGGACTTCTTACCCCTAACCATTCTACCCTTCGTTAAATTAGCCTTAGATTGACTAACAACATAACGCTTGTAGGCTTCCATAACTTTACGGGCCTTAGGATAGGTACTTGTATTTTTAAGGTCTAAGTTTAGCAAAGGTCTAAAGTGTTTTTAATAGCTACTGTAAAGTCTACACCTACGCCTGCCAATTTGTCTTCAAATCTCTCACTAAAGAACTCTATTGCTACGTCATCCTCTTCTAGTTTAAATCCGTTAGCGTATAAGTCCCCTCTCATTAATTCCTGTATAGTTTTAGTAGCCGCTGCAAACATAGAATTTAACACAAAGTGCTCATTATCATTACCATAGAATTGGTCTGTTTGTTCCTGCTTCTGTTCGTCTACAATGTCTAGAAATAGTATACTCATATCTACGTAAGCTACACCTTCTCCAATACGTGCTGAGGTCATTCCAACGTGTGCTAAAGGGAATATGTTTTTCTTAAGTAAGTCTACCTCAAATAAGTCTCCAAAGGTTACCTGATTCACTAAAGCGTTATTCTCTAGCTCTGTCTTAATTGCGTCTGTTAATTTAAATATGTTATTCATAGTTATCTATTTCTTCTGTGTTGTGCTCGTTCTATTTCTGCCTTCTCTTTGTCAAATTCTAAAAAGAGTAATGCCTCTAAATGGTTTAGTTCAGTTACTTGTTTATACTTTGTAGCATCGCCTCCGCATAAAGCGTAGAGAGAGTTAAACCACCCGTACTTCTTTGCGAATTGAGTTTCTCTACTATAGTCATCGCCTCCTCCTTCTCCTGATTCGAAAAGTCCTGAGAAGCCTTTAGTAACTCTTTCGCGATATTGTAAAAAAAAACAATGGCCGCACTAATTACTCCTACAGGTGCTTGTTTCATTACGTGGTGCATCTCTGTGTTTGCCTCATAGCCATCTATAGTATATAGCTCTCCAAACTCCTTAACAATAGGTCTAAACATAACAGACGCAGCCTTGTGAAAGTCTTTGTCTTTAGAGAGGCCTTCTTCTAGGTCAATAAACTCTCCTAGAGATATAGCTTGTAAGTCAGGTATAAAGCCGTATTTAACGCCATCTAACTCGAACTTATTAGTAAAGGGTACATTTTGTTGTAATACATTTAAAACCTCGTTAGAAATGCTCTCAGCATCCTTTAAGCGCATCTTAGATACTAAGGCTATGTCTACACCACAGAATATCTCTATTGTCTTAAACATAAAGAACTCCTTGTCCTGCTCTTCTGTATTAATCAAAGCAAATCTTTGGTATTGCTCTAGTGTGATGTCGTTTATATGTGTAGGTACTTGTATCTTCATAGTATAGTCTTTAGGCTTTATTTAAAAACATTGTATAGGTAAAAGTGGAGTAAGCAAAAGAAATATTAAAAAAAAAAGTTTGGAGCGTATATATATTAATTAGTATCTTTGTAACGACACCCTAATTTGAACTGATATATAGGAATAAAAAAAGAGCCCGTTAAGGCTCCTTAGTGAGATAGGTTAAGTCTCTATTTATACATTTAATCTCTATTTTGTAGCTCTTCTCCTTCTCCAAGCTTTGCTTCTGTTAGTTACCTTAGAAACTCTCTCTTTGGTCTTCTCGTGTCTTGATTCTGTTTTAGTTACCATAGTTGTCTTCGTTTTTAAAATGCCTTAGTAATTGTTTTATTAATAGTACTAAAGTGATTATTGGTATTAAGCCAAATAGTAATGTTAAAAA